GGACAGCCCGGTCAAGACGGCGACGCAGGTTCTACAGGAAGTGGACGAGCGCAATCGCGCCCTGTCTCCCATGCTCGTCCGCGCACAGACGGAGTTGTTCTCCAAGCTGGTCACGCGCACCTTCAATATCCTTGAGCGCAGCGGCAAGCTGCCCAAGCCCCCCAGCGAACTGGCCGGTAAGAAGCTAAAGCTGGAATACGTTTCCCCGCTGATCGCGTCGCAGAAGCAAATGGAAGGTCTTTCCATCATGCGGACGTTCGAGCAAATGGCCCTGTGGGCGCAGGTCGATAAGGGCATCTTCGACTGGATCGATACCGATAAGGTCGCCCAGCGCATCCCCATGGCCAACGGCGCTGGGGCGGACCTTGTGAAGTCGCAGACGCAGGTTACGGAAGTCCGCAAGGCCCGCCAGCAGCAGGAAGCCGCGGCGCAACAGGCAGCCCTCATGCCGGAAGCGGCGAGCGCGGCGGCGGCAGTCATGACAGCAGGAGCGAAGGTAACACAGGCGAATAATGCAGCTTAGGGAAATTACGCAGGAGGAGTTGGTTGCGGCGTATCAGGAGTGGGGCACTTCGCCTGCGGGGCGGATCGTCCTTAACCACCTGATCGCCAAGTTCGGCTTCATTAGCAAATCGACAAACGTACCGGGCGACCCCTACGGCACGCACATCAACGAAGGCCATCGTGGGGTTATGGTCTATATCGGGCGAATGATGGCCATGACACCCGACGACCTGAAACAGCCCAAGCGGGCAGAGACGGAGGAAAAGGCAAATGATGGCGAGTTCTAGTGGTATGATTATTCGTTACGATGGAGAGGGAAATGGCGGAACAGGCAGTGGCGACGGTGGAAGCAACGGCGGCTCCCTTCTCAATGGAGGAGGCGGGGGTGGCGGCACTGGCAACGGAGACGGCGGCCAGGGCAATTCTGGAACAGGCGGAAGCGAACAAGGAAGCGTTTTTACGCTACCTGACGGATGGGATTATCGCACGTCACTGCCCCCGGAACTGAAGGAAAGCCCTTCGGCCAAGAAGTACGCGACGATCGCGGAGCTTGTGCGGGGCTTCGATAACGCCCAGCAGTTTATCGGCAAGCCCGCGGATCGACTGGTGGAAATCCCGCCGGACATTGACGACGCCGGCCGACGTGCGGTCCTCGAAAAGATCGGCCTGCCTAAGAACCTTGACGACTACAAGGTAAACGCGCCGAAGGGCGCAGAAGACGCCCTGAAGATCGACAGCCCCAACTTCAAGGCGCTGGCGGAAACCGCGCATAAGCTGGGCATCCTCCCGGCGCAGTTTCAGGGCATTGTGGACACGTTCGGCGGTCAGTTGGTTGCCGGGCAAAAGCAAATGGCTGAAGCGGAAATCCAGCGTAACGCGGACAACGTGACGGCGCTCAAGTCCAAATGGGGCGAGGCTTTCGACGCCAAGGTGGCTTCCGCCAACCTGGCCGTGAGCAAGCTGGGCGGCGACAAGGCCGGTACGGACGCCCTGCGGGAAAGCATCAATCGGGCAGGATTGGGTACGGACGGCCCGCTCCTTGAAGCGCTCGCCAAGGTCGGTGAAATGCTGGCCGAAGACGAGGGCGGCGGCGACAAGGGTACGGGCATTTCCCGCGCCATGACCCCGGACGCGGCCAAGGACGAGGGCACTCGCCTTCTTCAGGAGGCCATCAACACGACGGACCCGATCAAGGCCCGCGAGTTGAACCGCCAGGCGCAGGAGTTCTTTGCAAAGGCGGCCAAGCGATGACGATTGCTCTTTCCATCCTCGGTGGTTTCCTCCTGGGCGTCCTCGCCGTCTACCTGTTCGTCCGGGCCGCGTTTCATTTCGGCTGGTAACTTGACAAAGCCGTAGGGTTATGGCAGCGTACCAATCACGAACCCTACGGCCCCTCTACGCTTACCGCGATCAGGGACACCCGGAACGGCTCAACCGATCCCCTCAATCCCTAGTCAATAGGTAACGTAGCTAATGCGTATTCTTTACTCTGTCGATATTCCTGTTGCGTATGTTACGCAGTTTTCGACCAACGTCCATCTTCTCGCTGAACAGCGCTTCTCGCGCCTGCTCCCCGCCGTTATGCGCGAGGACGGCCCGGGCGAGAGCGGCGCCATCGAAATCACGGGCGGTATCGATGCTCCGAACGAGATTAACGAGCGCCACGGCGATACCCCGCTGAACAGCACGCCGCAGACCCGGCGCTGGTGGTTCATGAAGGATTACGACGTGGCCGACCTGATCGATAAGCAGGATCGCGTCAAGTTGCTGATCCAGCTTGATAGCATCTACACCATGCGCCACGCCGGCACGATGGGCCGCGGCATGGATGACGCGATCATCGACGCGCTGTATCGCACCGCCGTTACCGGGCACACCGGCTCCGGCACTACGGCCTTCCCGACTTCCACGCAGCAGCTTGCCTCCGGTTCGACCGGCCTCACGATCGACAAGCTGAACCGCGCCAAGGAAATCCTCGACCACAACGAGGTTGACGAGTTCTACCCGCGCTTCTTCGCAGCCACGTCGCGCCAGATGCGCGAGCTTCTGGAAGACGACAAGGTTACGTCGCAGGACTTCAATACCGTGAAGGCGCTGGTCAACGGCCAGATTGACACCTTCCTGGGCTTCAAGTTCATCCGCACGGAGCGCCTTATTTCGACCTCTTCGGTTCGCAATTGCTTCGCCTGGGCGCAGCCGGCGATCCGCTTCATCAACGGCATGGCCCCGAATACCACGGCCTCGCCCCGTCCGGACAAGCGCTACGCCCAGCAGATTTACACCTGCGGTTCGTGGACGGCGCTTCGCACGGAAGATGCGATGGTTGTGTCGGTCCTGTGCAGCGAAGCCTAATAGTCAAGGAAAGGACTTAACACATGGCCACTCTTTACTCTGACCAGATCACGGGCCTGCGGGCGACCCCGCAGTCCAAGCCGGACAGCACCGTTTCCAACGGCAAGCTGCGGTGCGAGGTATTCTCGTGGACTGGCGACGCAGCGCAGAACGATCTTGTCGAACTGTGCCGCCTCCCGGTTGGCGCGCGCATCATGACGGGCTTCGTGGACTTTACCGATTTCGGTACGTCTATCACGCTCGATATCGGTGACGGCACCACGGAGAACAAGTACCTGTCGGCGCTCGATATCGCCACGGCTGCGGGCACGTCGGCCTTCGCCAACACCTACGCCCTGTACGGCGTCGGTCGCGAACGCCTTTCGACCGCGATCACCCTTACGGCCAAGCTGGAAGGCGGCAACCCCGGCTCCGGTTCGCTCTACGGCTACATCTGGTACACGGTGGAGTAGCCAACATGGCTACCCTAACCCTTAACGCCTCGATTACCCCGTCCCGTCAGATCACAGTAACCTACGGGACGGGCGGGTCGCTTACCGGCTCCGTGGCCCTCCTCGTGGATAACACGATCGGGGACATGGACGCGGACAAGCTGATCGCGGGCATCTTGCGCTCCTGGCGCCGCCAGAAGTCCAAGGCCAGCACGGTATCCAGCATCGCCACTTCCGGCGACACCGTAGAGTAGACCTCCCGCACCGGGGTTTTCCCTCCAACCTCCTCCCCCGGTGCAGCCCCCTAGCCTCTTTTGGCTAGGGGGTTTTTCTGTTACACTCCCGCCATGAGCTTTAGTCAGGTAGAGATTGCCAACGGTGCGCTTACCCATTGCGGGGAGCCTTCCATTACATCGCTGGACCAGGACGGCAAGGCGGCCCGCCTTCTCAAGCGCAATTACGCCCTCGTCCTGAAACGGGTGCTGACCAAGTACCGTTGGAATTTCGCGACCCGGCGCGCTGAACTGGCCGCGGACCCTACCGCCCCGGAGTTCGGTTTCGCCTACCGCCATCGCGTACCGTCCGACTTCCTGCAACTGATCGGCCTGTACGACACGATCGGGAGCCAGCGCAATTACACGGACACGGATACCATTTTCAAGCTGGAAGGCGGGTACGTCCTCTGCGATACCACGCCGGCTAAGATTTTCTACACCGCCAACATTACCGACACGTCGCAGTACGATCCCGCCTTCGTGGCCGTGCTGGAATACTACCTCGCCACCAAGATTTTCTACGACCTGACCAAGGGCGCCGATCGCTATTCCGCGCTGGTGCAGGAGCGCGAGAAGGCGGTCAAGGAAGCGAAGTTCTCCAACGCGATCCAGAATACTCCGGAGATTATTCAGGCGTCGGACTGGATCGATAGCCGCTTCTCCAATGGTTCCTACTACCGCATTGGGCCGGTCTACACCTAATGTCTCGCTACGCGCCCGTACAAACCAACTTCACCGCGGGCCTCCTCTCCCGCCGTCTCCGCGGGCGCGACGATATCGAGGCGTACGGCCAGGGAATGAGGCAGGCCCTTAACGGGCTGATCCTCCCGCACGGCGGTTTCATGCGGCGCCCCGGAACGGTGTTCGTCAACGAGGTAAAGAACCAGACGGGCAACAATGCCCTGATCCCCTTCGACGTGGCGGTAGACCAGCAGTACGTCATGGAGGTAGGGCACAACTATATCCGCTACTACGCCAACCATGGCCAAGTGGAAAGTTCGCCCGGTACGCCGCTGGAAACAGTGACGACCTACGGAAACGACGAACAGCAGGACTTGCGCTGGGCGCAGCAGGTGGACGTAATGTATCTCGTCCACCCGAACGGCCACCCGTACAAGCTATCACGCACCAGCCTTACCAGCTTCACCTGGGCCAAGGTGGCGTGGAAGGACGGCCATGCGCCCATGCAGCCGTCCAATATCACGACCGTAACCTGCACGATCAATAACGGCCCGCCCCTGGCCGTGGTGTTCTCCGCGGTGCCCAAGCCGGGCGGCCTTACCTCGGATGACGTTGGCCGCGCGATCCGCTGGTTTGACGGCGTGTACGAGATTACGACCGTTACCAGCACGACGACAGCGGAGCTTACGGTTCTGCACGCCGGCAGCGATCCGTCCGCCTCGTCCGGCACGGCCACGCTGGATTGGGCCTTGGGCCTCTTCTCCGATACGGACGGCCCGCGCGGCGTTATCTTCCACGACGGACGCCTGTGGTACGGCGGTTCGCGGACGGCGCCGGACGTGGTGGTCGCTTCGAAGTCCGACGACTACGACAATTTCGACCGCGGTATCAGCTACGGCACGACGCCTACGATCGGCAACGATGACATGGCCATCGTGCGTCGTATCCAGGGTAAGCGCCTTCAGACGATCATGTGGTTTGCCAGCCAGGCCGAATACTTGATTGTAGGGTCCACGGGCGGCGAGTTCCGCATCTTCTCCTCGGAAGGCGGCGGCGTCATTACGCCCAAGAACGCCGTGGTGCGATCTTCCACCTACCGCGGCTCCGCGTACATTCCGCCCGTACAGGTGGACAACCAGGTCATGTTCGTGCAGCAAAACCAGCGCGAAATGTACGAGTTGAAGTACGAAGTCGTGAAGGACAACTTCTCTTCGCGCAACCTCATGTTGCTGGCGGAAGACGTGCCGGACAGCGACAAGAACGGCCTGGGCGGGATCAAGCGCATGACCTACCAGGCGTCGCCCGATAGCGTAATCTGGATGGTCCACGGCGACGGCTCCCTTATCTCGTTGACGTATGAGCCGGACCAGAAGGTTACGGCGGTGGCCCCACAGCAGATTGCCAACAACTACGGCCGCGTGAACGATATCGCCGTCATTACCAACCCCGATGCCACGGCGCAGGAATTGTGGTTTCTTTACACGCTGGACGTTGATGGCACGACGGAACAATACGTCTGCTACATGGACAAGCAATTCCGCCCGGCACTGGCCTATGAGCGGGCCACGGCGGACGAGCGGGTGCGCGCGCTGGACGAAGCCTACTTCGTGGACCTTGGCCTGAAGTACGACGTGCCCAAACTGATTACGGCCATTACCAAGGCCGACCCCGTGGTGGTCACGTCCGCATCGCACGGCTTTTCAAATGGCCAGCGCGTCAAGCTACGCGCTCCCCAAGGTCCGGAGGAAATGGACCGCCTGTCCGCCGTCGTGGCCAACGTGACGGCGAATACCTTTGAATTGAGCGGGGTAGACGGCACGGATTGGGCCGACCTGGGCGAAGTGATCGACCCGTCCACGACGAACTACAATTCCCCGCTGGTGCGCGCGGAAGTGACCACCATTACCGGGCTGGATCACCTTGAAGGACTGGAAGTCGATATCTTGGCGGACGGCATGGTGCATGAGCGGCGCACGGTTTCCGGCGGCGAAATCGAGTTGTCCCGTCGCGCCTCCATCGTGGCCGTGGGACTGCCCTATTCCTATCGCGGTGAGACGCAGCGCTTCTCCGGCGGGGCCAAGCTGGGCACCAGTCAGGGGCGGCCCATCAATATCGACCATGTGGCCATTATCCTGCATAACTCCCTGGGCGGGAAAGTCGGGGTTGGCAACGGGATCGATCGTGAATTGGAGGCGTTGCAGTACCGCGACGGCAGCGATCACATGGACCAGTCGCCGCCCTTGTTCACGGGCACGAAAACCGATATAGCTGTAGACGGTGGATGGGACATTGACGCGACCGTGTATTTCGAGAACGAACAGCCGTTGCCTATGACCGTGCTGGCCGTATGCCCGCGGGAACAGGTGAATGAAGGTTAGATACGACACCAATACCATTCTGCGGACGCTTGGTATTGCGGCTGGGCACCCGTACCCGCCGCAAGACCCGACTAAATCGTGGGAAAACACGCCCTTGCCAAATGCATGGCCGTCCCCACAAGATGTTGTAGACGAACGTAAATATGGAACCCCCGGTCCGACAGCGGGAGACGCGGTAGCGCGGCTTAGCCGTGAGGAAGTGCTGTCCAGTACAAACAGAACGCTTATGGACAAGGCGATAGCCGCGCGCCCAAGCCCGGATAAGCCAATGACCGGGAACGAGGCGGACCAATTGTACGCGGCTAAAATGGCCGCGCAAAAAATAGCTTTGGCTTCACTCGGTTTTGACGAGCGTAACATTACCATAACCGGCCGCGAAGAAGGTCGGTTTAGCTCGGCCGGGTTCATGCGTGGGAAAAATACGTGGGTTGCCATGGCGGGCGGAGCGTCTACCCCCGTCCATGAAAGCATCCACCGCGGCATCGCCGTGCTGAAAGAGCGGGGGGTGAAAGAAGCTAAAGAGTTGTCCGGAATGAAAGAGGAGTTGGTAACTCGTGCTATTTTGCTGCGTAAATTCGGGGACGTAGAGGAAACCGAAGAAGGCGGCGGGAAGCACCCGCAAATTGATGAGGCCAGGAAGCTGGCAAAAAATCCTGACTTCATCCGCATTATGAATGAATTGGAGCGCCAAGCATCGTATGCCATAGCGGAGGAAAATATAAAGAAGTACCCGGATATTGTTTTAGATATTCCGAACGCTGTTAAAGCCGGTAAAGGTGAATGAGGGCTAGGTTCAGGGGGCTACGGGTTTCCGACTTCTACGAAATCGAAGCGCAGCCCCGCCACGCGCACGTCGTTCCGCTCCTGCGGGCCAACCCCCTTCTCCTGCAATCGCTGGTCGATAGCCCGTTTTCCTTCACCATGACGGTGGACGGGAAGCCGAAAGCCAGCCTTGGAGTGTTGCCCGATCACAAGCTATGGGCGCTTTTGGGTGATGATTTGGTACGCCACTTCGTGCGCCTTACGCGCTACACGCGGGCCATGATGGATATGTACCAGGCGCCGCTTTGGGCGGACGTGGATAGGACCAATCCGGCCGCCGTCAAGTGGGCATTGCTACTCGGCATGAGAAAGGTTAAAATCGCGGAGAAAGGCACTCTGGACGTATGGCATTATGCAAGTAAGGTATGACCCCATGACCGCCGTAGCGGCGGGCGTGAGCGCCGTAGGGTCGATCGCTGGCGGCCTCATGCAGTCCAACCAGGCTTACGACCAAGGCGTCTATAACCGCGACTTCTTCAATTTCCAGGCGGAACAGGAGAAGATCGGCCTGAACCGTGACCTTGACGCCAACACCCGCGAGCGTAATGCGACCCTTTCGCGGTCGCGGGCGGTCATGGCCGGGCAGGGCGGCGGCATGGACCCGGATTACCTGGCGGCCACGGCGGGCATGTTTGGCGCCAATGAATTCTCCCTGATCGCGGACAGCGAGGCCCGCCAGATGGTCCTTCGCACCAAGGCCGGCATGTCCATGAAGGCGGGCCAGCAGGCGGCGGACCAGGCGCTTATCAAGGGTCTTACGGGCGCGATATCCGGCGGCGCCACCCTCTACAAGGAGGGCGCGGGCATGTTTGATAGTGTATCTGTTTCCAAGTCAACTGCGCAAGAAAAATGGTTTCAGTCCGTAGAGCGCGGCAAGGCACAGGGCCACCTTAAGTAATGGCAAAGCGTAATCTCGTCGTACCGGACTACAATGCAATCGAGAGTTCCGGCAACCGGGCGCGTTCCGTAGGCGGCAGCGGGCCGGGAAGCGCGGGCTTCAACAACACGGCTGCGTCCGATCTTGGGGCCGGCTTTGCCGCGCTCGCGGAAGCGTCGCAGCGTATCAGTTTCGAGCGCGATAGCGTCGCCGCGGTCAAGGCGGAAACGGATGGCCTGATTAAACAGGACGCAGCGATCGCCGCCCTCGATCCCCTGGCCGCGGACTATAACGACCGCGTGAAGGCGATCGTGGAGGACAACAAGCGCGAGACGCTTGAGAAGGCCGGCATTTCCAATTCCGCGGTGAAGGACGATTTGTCCCGCCGCATGGACCGTTCCGGCGCCGCCGCCCAAATCACGTCGCAGCGTATTCGCAAGGACGCCGTGTCCAAGGAGACGGAGCGCGTCGCCTTCGAAAGCGTGGACATGGTGGCGGCCAAGGTGCGTACCGACCCGGCCAACGCCAACGCCTACATGACCGAGTTCCAGGGCAACATGGAACGCCTGAAGATCGGCATGGACCCGGCGCGCGTCCCGGCGTTCGCGGCTGCGGCAGCCGATATCTTCGCCAAGAACCAGGTGATCGGCTACGCGGAGAAAGGAAACATCGGGGCGGCCCGCGCCACCCTGAAGGAACAGGCGCAGTACCTAAAGGGCGAGACGGTCACGGGCCTGTCGTCGTACATCGATGGCCGGGAAAGCAAGCTGCGGGCGGACGGCGAACGCGCCAAGACGGCCAACACCGCGTCGCGTATGCTGGATATCGAGGACCAGTATAACGGCGCCAAGCCGATCGACCCCGGCATGCGCGAGAAGCTGGACGCGGACCTGAAGTCTGGGCGCATGAGCCCGGAACAGCATTTGGCGTCCGTGCGCTTTCTCAATAACCAGAGCGCGCGCTACAACAAGGAAGCGCAGAAGAACGCCAAGGCGGCGGAACAGTTGGCCACGGGCACGCTTTCCAGCCAGGAGAACGCGGACCGCGGGTTCGCCAACCAATTCGGAAACCTGCCCTTCGGGCGCATCGCCATGCAGGGGACGCCGGAGCAAAAGGCCGCGGCCATTCAACTGGCTACCTCCATGGCCGGGGGGTCGGGCTATCTGCCTACGCAGATGAAGGACCTTATCTCCAATTCCGACAATATCACCAACCCGCAACAGGCGCAGACGGTAGCCTTCGCGGCGGAAGCGGTAGACGAAATCGAGGCCAAGGCGCCAGGAAAGATCGCGGGCGTAAGCCTGTCGGATACCGGCGTCGTGAACCGTGTGCGCGCTCGTGCAAGAGTATTGATGCAGGACATGCCGGCCAAAGAGGCATATCTTCAGGCGGCACAAACAGAAATGCCGAAGGATCGTCTTACCGCGCAACAGGAGAATGACAGTCGCATCGTGGCAAAAGAAGCCATGAAGAAGATCAATATAGACCAGGAGCTTGCGGGGGCAGTCAAGTCGTGGGACCAGCGTAACCTATCTCTGTTCGTATCCTCTCCGGAAGTGGCGGGGCGTATGAAGGGCGAATGGCAGCGCGTGTTTGAAGACGCCATGATCGCCACGCGGGATAACGTAGAGCGCTCCAAGGCACTCGCCAACAAGAAGATCGCGGATAACTACGGGCAAACCAAGGTTGGCATGCTGGACGCCCGGCAGGCCGAACAAGGTCCCGGCTTCGATGAGTTCGGCGTGGCCCCCAATTACACGGGCATGAAAGGCCAGGGCACGGGAATTGTTCAGAAGCATCCTCCGGAAAAATACATGACAGACTTCCCCATGCTGAACCAGGATCAGCGGGCGAAGCTAATCATGGCCGACCTAGATAAGATTTTCCGCGAGCGCGGCATCGGCCCGTCGCCCAGCCCGGACCTGACTGGCGCCCCGGTGGTGGAGTTGCGGGCGGACGCGACCACGGAAGCGGACCTGCGTAATGGCCGCAAGCCGACCTACGCTATTTTCGTTTTGAGGGGCGATTTGCCGGAGCCGATTTCTACGAATAAAGGCCCGCTGCGTTACCGTCTGCCGTCCCCCGATGAAGTGAAGGACAACCCGGTATGGATGGGCGCCGAACGCGACCGCCAGATGCGGGACGAGAAGGCTAAGGCCACGGATATCGAGTTGAAGAAGGCGGTGCCGGACCCGGTGGCCGACGAGCGCGCCAGGCGCATGAGGGAAGAGGGCCGCAAGGCCAAGGGGAACCGCTAGTGCCGTTGGATGACGAGAACGTAGTCCTTTCTCCGGAGGTTACGCGCCGGTTGGCGCCGCCCTCCCCGCAAGCCCCGGTAGACGAACGCCTCATCAAACAGCTTGGCGCGGCGTGGACGCTGGAAAGCGATATCGGCTCTACCGCCGCAGCGCAGCCCCCGCCGGACTTCGATCTTCCGTACTCCGATCCGGAGGCCGCGCGCAACTACGCCTTCACGATCGATGACAAGCTGACGCCGGAAGAGAAGGGCTATTCGGACCGCTTCATTGGCGTTTACAGCGACGCCGGCTTGGACCACGTTCGCCGGCAGATCGAGCGTGAAAAGACCATGAAGGCGGCCCTGGCCGATGGCCCCTTGCCGGAGTGGCTGGCGAGCATGGCCGGCGGCGCGGCGTCCCTCTCGACCCTTATCCCGATCGCCGGGCCACTGGTCAAGGGCGGTACTGCCGTTCGCGCGTTCGGCTCGCTGGCCCGTGTCGGCGGTTCCGCGGCGGTTGGTGCTGGCGTGCAGGAAACCGTGCTGCAATCGACGCAACGCACGCGCACCATGGAAGAGAGCGCGGCCAGTATCGTGGGCGCGTTCCTGCTAGGCGGCGTCCTTGGTTCGGCGGCCGGCTCCCTCTCGCGCCCGGAGGCTGCGGCGCTTGGGCGGTTCCTGGGCGATGCCCGCCCCAAGATCGAGACGGAGATTACGACCGTGATCCGGGCGGCCGGGTTGGGCGATTTCCCGCCCCCGCGCACGAACTTCTACGATACGACGGCGGTTGCCCGGTTTCTCGACGCGGACAACAGCCCCAACTTCAAGCTAAACCGCGTCCACAACAATGGCCTTGCGGACCGCGATATCCTGAACCACGTTTCCGAACAGCGCCCCAAGCTCATGGATGACGTTACCAAGTCCATGCGGGAAGTGGAAATCCTACAGGACCGCATCGATCGCCTGTCCGCCGATCCCACGCTGTTCTCCCGCGCGCCCGATATCCGCGACAAGCCCACGCTTGACTTGCTGGCATCGCTGGACAAGGAAGGCACGCCCGCGGCCAAGGCTCGCGCGGCTCAAATCCGCGAGGGCGCCCAGCCCGCCGTTACCCTGAACCGCCTGCTAGACCAGATGGACGAGGCGACGGCCAAGTGGGAGAAGGCGGAAGCCGCGCTGGCCAAGGCCATCAAGGACACCCGCGATACGCTGGACGAAGTAGGCTCCCGGATCGGCAAGCCGGAACAGGCGAAGATCGCGGCCGAGATTAACTCTATGTATGAGGCCATGAAGAAGGCCCTTGCAGAGGGAAAGGACCCTCTGGCCCTGAAGCCCAAGGACCCTATGGCCTGGCTGGAAGGCTTCGCCCGGTTCCCCGGGGAGGGCAAGGCAAAGACGGTTTCCTTTATCAGCGGCAAAAAGATCAAGGGCGCGGAGTCGCCCAAGCCCCCGGTCAAGGAAGGCGAAGCGCCTGCCCCGGAAAGCCTGTCGGCTGCGGCGTCCACCAACGGCCCCGCTTATACGGGCGTGGCCAGTGAAATGAACCGCATGCGCTCGTCTTTCAAGGCGGCGGAAATCAGTGCATGGCTAAAGAAGATCGGCATGGCCGCGCCGTCCGTGGAATTGTCCATGTCGCGGTTTGAGACTTCGCGCGATGCGATCCAGCGCATCGTCTATACCGGCATGTCCACCGAAGGACACTTCGCGGGCATTGCGGCCCCGCCGGACCTGCATACGGAGATTGCCCGTATCGGCAACCCGCTCATGCTTCAGGTCGAAAGCATCGCGTCCAAGGGCTACGACGCCTACAAGGTGCAGAGCAAGGCCGGGCTGGTCCCGCCCATGAACCGCCTCGAATTCAACCAGGCGGTAGGCGAGGCCATGACCAAGGGCGACGTAGGGGCGCACCAGATTATCAGCGACACGGCCAAGGCGTACCGCGTCATTGACGACAAGCTGAAGGACCTGGCCACGCTCTACAAGGTGGGCGTGTTCAAGGACGGCAATCCCACGACGGGCACCGGCAATACCCATCTTTACCGCGCGTGGCAGGCAGAGAAAATCCGCACCAACCCGTCCGGCTTCCGGGCGCTGGCGCAGGACTACTTCATCCGTGGCGGCGCCAATCCGGACGATGCGGCGGAAGCGGCCAGCGAGGTAATGCACAAAATCCTCGGCTCGCCGGAAGGCCGGCTGGTGCCCGAAATCAAAATCGCGGAAGGGCGCGGTTCGGCCAAGGAGCGCACGTTCAAAATCCCCGACGACTTCGTTACCTCGGACGGGCGCTACTCGACCAAGGACTTTGTGGACCGCAACGTGGTCAACGTCATGGCGCAGTACGTCCGCACCATGTCCTCGGATATCGGGTACAAGAAGATACTGGACGGCGACAAGGGCGTGGCCGACATGATCGACGCCCTGAAGCGCGAGGCGGACAACGCCGTGGATGATCTTGGGCCGGGCAAGAAGGAAAGCCCGGAAGCCAAGAAGATCATGCAGGATTTCGAGCGGGAAAGCCGGGTCATTACCGAGCTTATCCACCGCGTCCGCGGCACCGATCCTACCCCGATCGATCCGCGCTACCATGGCCTCCGCTCCGCGGGCAAGATCATGCGCGACTTCAACGTGGTCCGCGTCATGGGGTCGGCCGTCCTGTCGCAGCTTCCCGACCTGGCCCGCCCCATGGTGGTCCACGGTTTCGCCAAGGTGTTCGGCTCCATGATCGGGGACCTGACGGACGGCTTCAAGATGGTCAAGCTGGGCAAGGCGGAAGCGCAGCGCCTGGGCACGGCCACGGATATGGTGCTGGGCGGACGCGCCGGCCAGATCGCGGACCTGTCGGAACAGGTCACGCGCCAGTCCAAGACGGAAATGGTGACTGGCATCGCGGCCCACAAGGCGCTTACGCTGTTCGGCGTGTCCCCGTGGACCGTCTACCAGAAGGCCCGTATCTCCTATCTCGGCACGGACGATATGCTTCGCCAGATCGAGAAGGTCGGCAAGGGGCAGGAGTTGAGCGACAAGTGGCGCACCCGCCTGGCCCAGCTTGGTATCGACAAGGAAACGGCACTGGCCATTTACAAGGAACAGCCGAATTGGGAAGAAGCCTCGCGCGGGTTTTGGGTCGCCAATACGGAGAAGTGGAAGGACCAAGCTGCGGCCAACCGTTTCAGCGACGCGCTTCTGCGGCATATTGACGATATGATTATCACCCCGACTGCGGGTGATCGTCCCCTGTGGACGCAGACGGAAGTAGGCAAAGCGGTCACGCAGTTTCAGGGTTTCGGCTGGGCCTCGCACCAGCGTATCCTTATCGCCGGCCTTCAGGAGCGCGACGCACAGGCCCTTACCTCCGTGGCCGTGATGATCGGTTTGGGCATGGTTTCCACGGCCATGCGGGATATCGTGCGCGACGGACAGGTGGACCAGAAGCGCGACGTGCGGGGCTGGATACGCGAGGGTTTCGACCGTTCCGGCGCCGCCTCGCGGTTCATGGAAACGGACGCCATGGTCAAGAAGGCGATCGGCACCAGCCCGGTTACGGCCCTGTCCGGTGGGCAGACGGAACGCACGGCCTCGCGCGGCTTTGTCGGCCAGGCTCTAGGCTCCACGGCGGGGCTGGTGGACGATACCGCCAAGGCAATCCGGGGCGTGGCCGACGGCTCCCTGTCGGGGACGGACGTGCACAACATGCGGCGCGTAATGCCCCTACAGAACTTCATCCTTTTCAAGGGTATTTTGGATCAGGCGGAAGAAAACCTAGTAAATAGCTGGGGTTTGGAGCCTAGACCCGTCCGTCGATAAATGGTAGTATTCGGGACATGAAGGTACGTTATACTGTTCCGAACGAAACGTCGCGCGCTGCCTACGTCGGCAACGGTTCTACCACGGTATTTTCCGTACCTTTTGCGTTCTTTGACAACACGGACCTTACGGTTTTTCTGGTCAATACGACCACCGACGCCCGCACCGCACAGGCCCTGACCACGAACTACACGGTAGCGGGCGGCGACGGGACCACCGGCACGCTTACCATGCTGGTGGCTCCGGCCACTGGCTACAATCTGGTGATCGAGCGGGATATCCCGTTCACGCAAAATATCGACTACCAGCAGAACGACGGCTTCCCCGCGGAGGTGAACGAGGAGGGTCTGGACCGGACTACCATGCTGGCCCAGCAGGCTTACCGCCGCGCCCAGCAGTCCCCCAAGATGGTGGACACCTACGACCCCGACGCCAGCGCCGCGCTCACCGTGCCCCTCCCCGTGGACGGCAACGTACTGGTTGGCAAGGCAGACGCTTCCGGCTGGGAAAATGCCACGCTGGCCGACCTTGACGTGGCCGAAATCCCGGTTGTCCTGGGGACGCAAAACGACGGCGACCTTCTGGAATACGATGCCAGCGCTGCGGCCTGGCGCAACGTGCGCAACCCGCCGCCCTACCCGCTGACGGGACCGAACGCCACGGACGGCGAAATCGTCATCATGAACGAGCGGTACGATGGCTTCCCCAAGGCCATCCGCGTTCCGGGGCAGCGCCGTATCGGCACGACGATCAATTCCACGATCGACCATACCGGCTCCGATAACCTGGCCAGCATCAAGGTTTCCTACTCCGACGACAGCGGCGCTACGTGGTCCACGCCCGTTACGATCTTCGGCGGCGTGGGGCTTGACTGCTACACCAATGCGGTGGGCGTCGATCGCTTTGGCGTGATCCACTTCTGGTGCCGCGAGCGCAACAGCGGAAACAAGCTGCACCGCACCACGCGCGATTGGGTTACGTTCAGCGATGTCGATACGATCACCTCCGCGGACGTGACGGGCGGCAACTTCCCGGCTGACTACGGCCTGGCCTACTTCCGCTTTTGGGGCAAGTTCGAACCCAACCCCAAGGGCGAAGGCATGGTCGGCGGGGGCTACTGGCTTGACGGGCTGGGCAATTTCCGCATTTATTACGTGACCTTCGCGGCCAGTGGCGCTACGGCTTCGCTCGTACAGATTGCGTCGTCCGCCGATCCCCCGGCGTACAACGAGACGGCGCACGTCGCCGCTACCGTAAACGATCGCCTGGCGTTCGTCCGGCGCAACGGGACCGCCTCCCCCACGATCTTCCGGTCCGCCGATGCTGGCGCGACGTGGACCAACGTGGGCGACATGAATATCCCCGTGAGTGGCGGGTGGCTCCCCCAGGAAGCGTGGGTGCAGAATATCGGCAGCGAGCCGTATGTCCACCTTCTCATGGGCCACCGCCGTCCCTCGGCTGCGGGGTCGGAAGACGAACCGTACCCCGGCCCCGGTGTAGGCATCTGGTACTGCAAATTGAGCGACGCTCTTTCCGGCGTGAACGGGTGGAAGATGGGCCACTCGCATACGTGGGCGTTTGACGCGACATACACCACGGACAGCTATTGCTCGCGCGTCTATGACCCTTTGAGCGGCGCCACGCTCCTCTTCTCCTACGACGAATTGTCCCTCACGTCGGCCAAGACGTTCATGTGGCGGGCTTACGATATTTACAAGGGCGCCCGCACCCCGGACGATCCGGCCTACGCCAAGTACCAGGAGCTTGGCACCGCGGCATTTCAGGACCGCCGGGATATCATCGGGGATACCGTCGTCTCCCTGTCCGGTACGCGCACCGTAACCCCCAACGAGCATGGCAAGGCGTTCGTCCTGACCACCACCGACGCGCTTACCCTCCCAGCCGCGGCCAGTTGCGCCCCGGACTTCTTCATTGAAGTGAAGGCCCGCGGCGCCACTGGCACCGTATCTAGGGCCGGGTCGGATACCATCAACGGCGGAACCAGCTTGTCGCTTACGGACGGCGCGGTCGGCTGGAAAATCCGGCGCTCGTCTTCCACCGCTTTCGAGGCGTTCTAATGGCCAGCATGTACGATATCGTTCGGCCGTCGCTGAACTTCAATTTCCGCAAGTCCTTGATCCTGCCGCCGCGGGTTAGCTTCACGCGCTCCGGCACGGCAGACTACAAGGACGAGATCGGGGCCACGATCACGGCGCCGGCCAACACGCCCCGCCTTGGCAAGCACAACAGCAACGCCAACCTGCCGCAAGGGCTGGTGCTGGGCACGGGCGAAGTGGCCTCCCTTAATGACGTGTCATGGCTGAGCACCACGGCCGGCACGGTCCTGTGGGTCGGCGCCCTGAACAGTGTCGCCACCACGTCTATCCTGTGGGGTATTACGGACGGCGTAGCCAACAGCAACTATATCCGCATGCGCATCGACAGCGCGACTGCCGGGCGCCTGCGCCTCATGGCTTCCGTAGCCACGGTGGTGCAGTTCACGTCGGACGTAATGAACCCGATCGCCGTGGATACGCGATACATGATCGCTACGTCGTGGTCGGGAACCACCTTCCGCACTGTCATCAACGATCAAATCCAGGCCACCAGTACGTCGGCCGATGGTGTGCCCGTCTCGCTCGCGTCCGTGGCCATTGGCTCCCCGATCACCGGCATTTCCGGGGCGGTCATGGACGGCGTGGTGGAACGCTTCACCTACTGGCCCTTTGCCATGGGCCTTACCCAGCTTCGCGCTCTAACGGTTCCGGGCTAATGGATGAGACTACCCGCGCAATAGGACGGTTGGAAGGGCGCTTTGAGGGGCTTGAGAACACGTTGCTCGATATCAAGAAGATAGTATCGGACAACGCCACCAAGTACGACACCGGGCTAACCCGCATGGCGGCCTTGGAACAGGAGCATGCCAAGGCCAAGGGGGTTCTGATCGGTATATCGGCTATCTCCGGAGCCGTGGCCGCTATCCTGGCGTGGGCCGCCAAGAAGATCGTCGGGATCGTTTAGAACGTCCCCTTCTTCTCTTCCAAGTCGATCAGCTTATTGATGAAGGCCACCGCCTTCTTCAGGTCCGTGACACCGTTCTTGTAGCGCCAGCGGGTGATATACTTGATGGCGCTGCCCTCGAAATAGCCAAGCTCATTGGCCGCAACGTAGTCCCACGGCTCGATCTTGTGGCGCTTGTAGTGCTGCGGGTTTACCGGGTCGCTGGCCCCGTAAGTGTACGAAGGCTTCTGCCATGGCTTTTCTCCGGCGTCCAGTAGCCGTGGGGTATGAGGGTATTGATTATTTTCCACGCCATTCTCCGTTATAGATTGTGATAAGGGCACGCTTGCCGTTCTTGTAGGCTACTCCGAACGTATGGGACCACGCACCAGGGCCACGATTGTAACCAAGGTCCATGCGGCTGCTAGTGCCAACCATCCACACGCCATCCACAATGCCGGCCCGGTGCCCATGCCCGATGAAACTCTTGCGGCCCATTCGGGCGAAACCAAGCATAGAGCCGCGACCCCCGTTAACGCCCAGATGGCCGTGCATACCAAGCTCGATACCGCCGTTCGCGTCTTTGCAGATGACATAACTGTCGTCCTCCCGTAGGAAATTCACGTTCCTTACGCCACGCTGTAGCATAGCATATTCGAACACGGAGAAGCGAGAGTTTTTCTCGGCCTCCGATTTATACAGTTCCTTCTGCAACTCAAGGAACGTAAGCGCATTGCGTGGATCACTACGGTAATCAGCCGTATCCAACCACTTCGCAAGGGCGCCATCATGGTTAGAAGCGACGACAACCGACTTGCACCACGTCCGGCTACGCTTGGCGAGGGCAACTGCCACTTCGTCCAGTTCCGCGCCAACACTATCGTCTTCCGGCGCCCCCACGTACCGCCGAAATCTAAGGCGCCCGTTCCCGATATCGTGGTGGTTACGCGCATAGAAGTCCAGAAGGTCATGGAAGACCTGGTGCCGGGGACGCAGTGTATCGAGGATGCCGCCCTTGTCCCAAGCCAGTCGCGCCACCAGCGGATCGGCCTGCCGTACATGGGCGTCGCCCCACACGATCGCCTCGACGCGGTGGCCAGTAGTTACCTCGCCGCCTTTGACGCGAACGTCCATGTCGTACATGGTGCCGTCATTGCCCGCCGTGACCTGGCGGCAGAACCACCCGGTATCCGAGACTTCCACCAGAAGGGCGCCATAGGCATGGTGAAATTGTGCGACCTGACCCGCCTTCTTCTGGATATAGTTTTTGCGGGTGACGCAACCTGTCGTATAGATCAGTTTCGTACCCTCGTGTTTCCCCGACGCCACACTCTCCATCGCAATTTTGGGGTGTGGGATGATGCAGCTATTGCGCCCGGTGTAACTCTCGAAACCGCTGATCGGGCGCCTGGCCGTGGGCAGGATTTGCAGTTCGCCGCACCACTCCAAACCTTTCGTTACGGCCCACCGCCGATCCCTGATATAGGGGGCGATTGCTTCAGGCCAGGATCGTTCTTTACGCGACGACTTGTTGCCGGGCTTGGCGCTTTCGTTGTGTACGGACAGGTCATAGACGAACCGCGATAGGATAATCTCGGCTCCGTAGTGCTTGGCCAGCGCTTGCAGGTTGGTCCACGTAGGTCCGTGGAGCGGGGTATCGTTCTGCGCGGAGGAGAAGAGGTAGCGCTTAACCAAAAAGCACCTCACCGACTTTCAGCATTGAAATACCCCCGCATCTTGTAGAGTACCTTATGGCCGCTGGCCGTCTTGCGTTCCACGATCCGGGTTTCTCGGATGGTGAAGTTGTCCCTCGCCTGGTGGCGGGCCAGCTTCTCGCGCATGATCTTCGTCTCGCCGGGATAAAGCTCGCGGCTCACTCCGTCCAGTTTACCCATTAGAACGTAACCTCTTGAGCCTGTTTCAGAAATGTGCGGGCGTCCATGATGACTACCCAATCGTTCTTGCTCTTGCGGTGGAATACAATCGGGATATTGCCGCCGCAGTCCTCCCGCGCCTGGGCCATGGCCGCCTCAAGGTTCAGCTTCTCGGTGCGCTTGACCTCGATATGAAATCCCGGCAAGCCTGTAACGTCCGCGCTATCCCGGCCGCCCTGATACTGTACGCCGCGCTTGCCATCGAAGCCAAATTCACGAAGAAGCGCGGCCACTTCGCGTTCCCCCACCTTGCCCTTGTCACGACTTAGCTTCCCCATTTAATCCTTTCTGTAGCGCTTCTCGCACCAGCCACTTGCCTTGATCGGCCACCACGAACACCATGGCGGAAGATCGGTGGTCATATATTCTATCAGTCTTTCCACCGGCCTGTCATGCCCTAAATCCTCGTCCACCTCCGTAATGATTTCGTCGTAGACCGTCATCAAGACGGGCATTTCCGCATCGCAGCGCCTTTGCCCCCACACCAGCACGTCCCGGCAAGTGGCCTGCGTCACGTTTTCGGCCAGCTTCCCGCCCCACGTATCGACCCTTTGCCAGCGGCCTTCCTTTTGGCTCATGTAGGTAAGCACGACTTCCGGCCGTTCGGTCCACGGGTTTTCCCGCTCTTCCAAACGCGGATCGTAGTAGCAGATGGCGCGCGACGAGGGCAGGACGCAGACGAGGTACATGCCACGGCGGTAGTATTTAATCTCGCGGAACGTTCCCTCGCCCTTCAGCATGGCCTTGATCGCCGCCGCCTGTAGGCCGTACCACAGGCCGATTTCCTCGTCCTTGGACCACGGTGGGGTGGAAATGCGGGGGTGCTGAAGGCGCCAGGCTTTCTTGAAGTTGTCTACTTCTACGTCGGTAAAGCGATCGCTATCATCAAAATTACGCCAAGCCCCAACACCACCGCCAAATCCAAATGCGAGCTCCCCCACTTTGCCGACATTCTGGCGAGCTTTCGGGTCGGTTTCCTTGGTAACAGGGCGAGCCAAAGCAAAGCTGGCGAACACACAATAAGGATCATCACCCCTTCGAAAAACATTTAGCTTACTCTCCTCTCCTGCAAGGGCGGCGATGCCCACCGCTTCAATGGCCGATAGATCGACCGAACAAAGGTTCTTGCCCTCCCCGGCCATGAACATGGGGCGCAGGGCGTCGGCTACGCATTGCATGGGGTCGCCGTACATAGCCTCAAGCCAACTGGCCGAACGATGGCTGATAGCCTCGATCAGGTCTTCCGGCGGTACGGATACGTCCTTCTTACCATCGAAGATCGTCAGCTTGGGGCGGGGCAGGTTTAGCGGCTGAACCAGCCTACCAGCATTCCTACCAGTAAAAGCACCGTGATACTGGCTAAGGCCACGAACACGCCCATCAGAACCAACAGCAGCCAAGAGGGAAGCCAGCTTCTTGGTGCTGGCCTTAGCCAGGGATGCGCGGATTTCGAGGACGCGCCGGGCTTCCCCCTCCGCGCCAGGTAGCGCCGCTGCAACTGTATCCGCTGTAAGGTCGTCAAGGTGTACCCCCTCCCCATGCAGCCATTCCAGAATACGGGCGCCCTGATTATGCGTCGTAACCAGCCCGCTCGTAATGTCCGTCAATTCCTCGGTAAGCCTGCCCTCCACTTCCGTCACGATCGCCATGGCGTTATGCACGCTTTCCACGTCGATCGTCACGCCGCGGCTATTCATCTTCTCGTTCAGAAGGAATACCTGGCGTTCCGGGGCGGGCAGGTTTCCGAGTGCTTTCCGCACGGCCAACTCCGCACGAACGTCTTGCTTACAGTATTCGTACAGTTCGGCCAGTAATTCAGGGTCTTGGATGCGGGTCCGGGGGTCCTTCTTCGTCGGCTTGCGCGGCTTGGACAGCAGGTTCAGAAGCTCCTTGCCGCGCTTGTCCTTCTTCTGGTCCAGTCCTAGGGCGCGGGTCAATTCGTCCAGGCCCAGCGGCAGGGCGCGGGACGCGGCGCGGGCCATCGTGCAGTCCCACTGGTGCGCCTCGATCGCCGGCCAGCCCAGCCGCGGTACGCAAACCTTCTCCCATATGGCGCGCTCAAAGCCGACGTTGTGGGCGTCCACGATCGCCCCCTTTCGCAGGCAATCGGCCGGCCCAGCGGGATACCCGTATGCGGGGTGCCACAAGTCCGGCTCCGCGCCATTGATGGAGTAGGCCAGGCACAGGATTTCCGTGGACGGGTGTTCGGCGTACTTCCACGCGCCGCACTTCTTCAGTTCGGCTTCCGAGTACGTCTCAAAGTCGATCGTGATATGCACTAGATATCCAGATACGCGCTTACGAATTCCGCCGCGACTTGCGGGACGATCGCGTTGCCGTAGCCGCGTAGGCGTCCCACTCGGTTGGGTACCCCATAAGCCAGCGGGAATGAGCCGGGTTCAAAGCGGCGCGCTTTCCCGTCTGTGCATTGGACGATGCCATATCCGGACCAGAAGCCAGGCTGACCTGTCGGCCCAACAGGCCGTTGATCGGTACGCCAGCTTTCTCCAGGTCCGTCGAACCGTCCTTGTGATCGCGTGTCGTGGGTGTCGCCCAGCCGGCCAGTTGTGCCACCGCCTCTAGGCTCATTTGTTTTCCCGACGACAACCGACGCTCGGCCGCCGCCGCATTGCTGTACCGCCACTTCTCGTCGGATGCGTTCGGCGTCGGCCAGCCACCAGAGCCGCTGTCGGATATGCGGCGCCCCGACGCCCGCAGCGCACAGATCGGCGGCCCCGACTGCATATCCCAATGCTTCCAAGTCAGACGATACTCCGGCGAGCCATGTGCGGCCATCCGTGCTCGCAACCTGTTCTCCAAAGACTGTTGCAGGAGCGCACTCCGCGATGAGGCGACGGAACTCTGGCCACAGGTGGCGCTCGTCTGCGACGCCTTTGCGCTTTCCGGCGGCGCTGAAGGGTTGACAGGGGCAGCTTCCGGTCCATACAGGGCGATCAAGGGGCCACCGCGCGAGGTTGAGGGCGTGCGCCCATCCGCCGATACCGGCAAAGAAATGGCAATGCGTAAATCCTTTCAGGTCTTCCGGGCGAACGTCCACGATACTGCGACGGTCCACGACGCCGGCCGGGATCATGTCAAAAGCGATGAGATTTTCCAGCCAGTCCGCCGCGTAGGGGTCGAACTCGTTGTACCAGACTGTCATGCGACCCCTCTCAAAAAGAATGACAGGGCTTCCACCTGTCGCAGCGCGTTACCGTGTGCCTCGAAACGGGGCCGCCTTGACCTGCGTGCCGCGGTATTAGTGGGGTGAGCCTTAGGGTTCGAACCTAAACTGCCAGCGTCACAAGCTGATGTGCTACCAATTACACCATGCCCACTCAGTTTAGAATTCTACGTCGTCGTCAACCTCGATCGGCTTGTCCGACGTACCGCCAAGGGCGCCCTTGAACACCTCCTCGCGGGACTTGCGGCCCAGCCGTTCGCCGTCCTTAACCTTGATGACGAAGTTGTGGTAGGCGGTCACGTAGCGCTTGAACCGCGCGTCGCCGTTCTCGTCCTCGCCGTCGTCAACCTCGGTAGCGGAGAAGTTGATTTCCGCCTTCACGAAACAGCCGGAGTAGAACTCCCGCGAAACCATTTCGTTGGCGACTTCCGTAGGCTTGCCGTTGACAGCCTTGGACAGGTCGGGAAGGTGGACCGACTTGGCCTCAAGCACCCACATATCCTTGTAGTAGGACATGCGATCGGCGTTCTTCTCCGGGTTCTTCTTGAGCGCCTTTTCGATCAGCGCATTGCCCTTGCGGAACTTGTGCTGGAAGTGCTTGAACTCGACGTTGGGGTTGCAGTCCCGCGCCGCTTCCTTCATGGCGGCCTGGATCGCGGTAACGTCCTCCGTCATGGGGATCAGGAAGGTGGCGTTGTAGCGCCCAACCGTGCTACCGGCGGGGCTGACGATGAACTTCTTGGTCTTGTTGTCGAATTCCGTCTTGACGTTAAGCGGCTGAAACGCGAGGAGCCGGGCGACGGGAGTAAGAACGCGATTGGCCTTGGCCATGTGGTCTGGTACCTTTCAATAGTTGTTCAACTTAGCCCAAATATTATGCCACGCTACGCAACCAAGATCAAGTTCCCAAGCGGCGTACTTCCTCCTGCAAAAGACGGTCTATCTCATTTTCCATCCAAAGCGCAATCTCCTGCGCGCGATGGCAGTCCCAGGTGCCAAGCGGTATATACGTCCGAATTATCTCCCGCAATTCGAAGGCTTCCGCTTTATGGGTCATAGCGCGCCCCTGAATACGTCGTCACGGTTGCGCACCGCCTGCCCTGGCCGCATGTCCGTATCCGCGGCCACGGTCATCCCGGTATCGGGCTTGTAGGCCCACTTGGCTACGAACGCCTTGCCGCCGTCCAGCTTTTCGATGGCCGGGGGCGTCTTGCGCTTGCGCTCGAAAGCCGCGTCGCCAAACTCCTCTTCCAACGGGGCGTCTTCCTTGAACACTCGGTCGGCCTTCTTCTTGACCAGCTTGAAGCCGCTGATCTTGGCGCCCTTGGACAGGCGGTTATAGATTTCCTCGTCCGCCACCTTGGCGAGGCCCTTCACGATCGCAATTTCCTGGGCGGTGAGGGACAGTTCCCAATCATCCATGTTCCGAAATTCCTCCGGCTTGATTTCGATTACGCGCTTGCGGATTTCCTTGATGGCCGGGCACGTCAATCGCTTAGGACAAAAAGTTGAACTGCACCACGGTCCCGGCTGTAGCAGCGGAGATTGCTCCGTTCTCTTGGCGGCGGCAAGCCAACCATCGCGCAGCCATGACTTAAGGTCGCCCACACTGGTCCACCAAGAGCGGACCGGATCGACCCCATATACTCTAGGCTGGCAGATGTTGAGTTCTACGGGGAAAGTGTCGTCATTCCAAGCCTCCGTACCGTACAGCGCCCCAACGGCGTACTGCATAAGCTGCGTGTTCTTCTCGACGGACACCAGGATACCGGCGCCGTGCTTGTAGTCCCACACCTGGGCCTGCGACTTGCCGATCAGGGTGCAGTCCGTGGTCCCGAAGAAGTCGGGATGCACTTCGGCCAGGTGGAAGCGCTCTTCGATCAGAACGCCCTTGCCCAGCTTATTGCCGCGCAAGCCCAGCCCATCGATTTCCTTGCGGATCGCATCAAGGTAGACCTGCACCGCCCAAGCGTCGTCTTCCTTGAACTCCGCGTCCGTGGCGAAGTCGGCTTCCCCGATATAGACCTTGGCGTCCTCGCCGGACTTCAGGCAGCGCGCCGCAATGTCGTGCGCCAGGGTGCCATCGTCCGCGAAGCTACTGGACTTGCGGGCGCCGTCGCCCATGGCTTCGATCGCGGCCACGGAGCCGGGGCAATGAAACCAGCGATGGGTACTCGACGCGCCTAGCTTGGAATGGGCGGGAAGCTCCGTCACTTGCACAACTTCTTCCACACGGCGTTATTGGCCTGGATTTGACGTATGGTTTCCGGCGTATCCTGGCTGGCGGAATACGTTACTGGCTGGTAGTTCAGGCAGTCGCTAGATACCGGCACGTAAGACGTGCAACTAGCGAGGACCCCAGCGATCGCGGTTATACTCGTCATACGCAGGATCAGTCGGATTGCGCTTCTCTTGCTCGCGGGCATGCGCCCCCTCCAATGCTCGTTTCAAGACTTGTGCGGTGGCTTCCGCTCCGGCCGCGGCCTTGCCGCCCCACCATGCGCGTAGGAGAAGCGCGCCGATTACGACAGCAAGAGCCGCGGCCCCCAAAAGCCAGCGCCCGTAGACGGTGCCGGCCAACCAGTTAATCATTATGCTTCAAGCCTCATGCGCTTAGCAAGCTCATTTCCAAGCGCCGCGTGGAACTCTTCCCATTTGGCGTACGGCATTTTCAGTTCCAAGCCATCCATGCCCGGAACCTCAAACGAGAAATCGGCGCGCTCTAGCTCCGGAATAACCTCGCGCTTGCTAGGCAATGCCGGCCTCGTTCATGTCCTTGCGGTCCTTGCGCAGGCGGTACAGGAAGTACGCGGCCACGCAGCCGGCCACCAGCACGAAGCCCGCGACGATCAGCGCCACTTTCCAATCCGAAATGGACGAGAAGGCCGTCACCGCCGCCGTACCCGTGGCCGCGACATTGGCAAGCTGGCCCTGCGTGGTGATCTTGATGGTTTCCGACTTCTTCATGTCCTCGCGGATCAGGTTGCCATCGTCCTGGCGCACGTAGCCCTTCGGAACGTTCAGGGCCAGGTCCACACCCTCGCGGGCCTCCTCGATCGTGATGGTGGACTTGCCGGCTTCCACCACGTTCATGGCGCGCACGATCGACGCCAGGCGGCCCCGGAAGTACGCGGAACTCTCCGGCGAGGTAATGCCGGTCACATCGAAATTGGCCGGGAGGCCCGTCTGACGGCACACAGAGGCCAGGTAGGCTTCGGTGTGGTTCTGGTCCACGCCGTCCACCGCCGATCCGGCCGTACCCGTAATGCCGCCAGCGGGCGGGGGCGCCCAGCGGTAAATCACGTCCTTCAGGGTCTTGACGCCTAGCAGGCGGACGTAGGTACGCATGTTGACGACCGCGGCGCGCACGCCCATGACGTTGCTTTCAAACACGCAGAAAGCGCCCGTCACGGAGTTGCGGTCAACGCCAACCTGGCCCTGCCACTTCTCCCCGCCCGGCAAGGGGCGGAGATTTAGCGGGTTCTTGTTCTTCTCGGCCAGGGTCATTACTTGCCCTCTGCCTTCTTGGCCGAAACCAGCCCCTCAAGGTCCATTAAGAAAGCCTTACGCTCTTCCGGCTTCACCAATGATACACGCTGGGCGCCGTACTTGCGCTGAAACAGGTCCTTGACGGTCGGGGCGGTAATGACCTTGGCCGCGGCGCCGCAAGCGTCCTGAAGCTCCTTGTCGGAAATGGCCTCGATCGGCTTGTCTTCCGGGTCGCCAAATTCGTCATCCTCGACCTTCGGCTCTTCCTTGGGGGTTTCCGCCTGCGGGGCCGCCTTGTCAGCGGTCTTCTCCTGTTCTGCGGCGGTAACTTCCTTCTTCGGGCGGCCCGGACCGCGCTTCTGCGGGTCGGTCGAAACCGCCTTCAACTCGCCCACTTCCTTGCCCAGCGCAATCAAGACCTGGCGCTTCACCATGGACATGGTGCCCTCGATAGCGGACGGGGCATCGGCGCCCTCGGCTACCTGGCACTGTGCCGAAATCTCGGCTTTCTCACTCTCGTAGGGTGCCGTCTGGACGGTCTTGGAAAAGGACGCGGAGATAACGAAGGGTACTTCGGCCAATGTGGTAGTCCTCTTGTTGGGAAATTCAGCTATTTATTATCGCGCGGCAACGGGGGCGCCGTCAAGTACCCGCTGCACTGTACGCCCCTTGGAAATGCTACGCCCCAAGATGCGCTCCGAAATAGACCCCGGCGCGACCATGATTTGCGCCAGGACCGAACCTTTCTGCCCCATGCGGTGAAGGCGATCGACGGCCTGTTCGTTGTCGCCATGCACCCACGAGGCTTCCGCCAGCACGCAGTGCGTCGCTACGTCCTGCAAGCCGTCCGTGCCCGTGGCGATGGACTGCATCTGGCCGAGGAATACCTTCAGCCGAGGGTCAAACTTAAACTTCTCGACCGCTTGGTTCTTCCCTTTCGCGGAGGTCGATCCGTCCACGCGCAAGACACCATATCTTGCCAGTCCCCCTTGGATGACCGATAGGACAGAGTGATGATGCGCAAAGACCACGAGCTTGTCCACACCCCCTTCAAGTAGCGTAAGTAGATGTTCGAGAACGGCAGGCGCCATTGCCTCCCCCATTTGGCGTCTAACTGTGCTAATCGCTCCATCTATCTTCCCTCCACTGCGACGAAGCATTTCCTCTTCGTCAAAATCCAGCATCTTCTCGGCGTGCAGGGCCATCGCAATCTGACCCGTCATTTCCACCGGCACGATCTCGTAGCGCTTGGCCGGAAGGTCCTTCAGCACGTCTTCCTTGAGGCGACGCACCATGAAGTTGCAGCGCAGGCGGGCGTTCAACTCGGGTAGCCGGGCCACGTACTCCCACGTCGCGCCCGTCTCACGATCACTGCCCCCAGGATTGAAACGATCCTTGAAGGTGTTGAAATTCATCCAGTCTATCGACGACGGATCAAGTGCGTTAGCGAGAGTGAAACACTCTCTAGGACGATTAGGGAGAGGAGTTCCGGTGAGCGCGACGATCTGCTCCGCTTTTTCAGCAATACCTCCAGTACCCGCGTATCGACACTTACTTTGCCTAGAAGCTCCAAATAGCGCACGCGTTCGTGCGGCGTCAGGGGTCTTGAGATAGTGTCCTTCATCAATCACCAACAGGTCCCAATTGTAAGAGCGCAGCGTGTCCCATAGTCCGTCACGGGCTACTTCGAAGCTCGTGATGACGTAGTTCGCGGTCGGGTGTACCCCGTCTGAAGACTTGAACACCGGATAGACGACGACTTTCGGCAACGTAGACCAAATTTTAATTTGGCGTGCCCATTGGGGCCGGACGTTGGCTGGACAAACCACAAGGACCCTTTTGCATCCTCGCAGATTAGCCAGGGCAATGGCTTGGATCGTCTTACCAAGACCCGGTGCGTCCCCAATAAGGCAGTTACTTCTGTCTCTAGCATAATGTACGCCCGCAACCTGAAACGGCATCAACTCGCAAAATTCGGGGACCGGCACGGTAAACCCGGCCGGCGCCACGTTCAAATTAGATCGCTCCCACTCCGCACGGAGGGGGCCAAGGTTATCCCTGGCCGCCCCATCGGCGTGGTTCCACAGGTGCAGGACGGCGTGCGACTCCGGCGTGAAATACACCGGATGGCCCTTCTGCCGGGAGGCGGTGGTAGAGAGGGTTAGCCCCGCTTCTTTGGCCAGTGTCTCGACTTCCGCTTCCCGGCCGCCCCACAGAAATACGTCCTGTTGCCGCGTCAGAAGCACCTAGACGGGAACCTTGACCAGAATGCACCTATCGCTTTCGAGGGCGGCGCCGTAGTAGTCCTTCCACATCTGCAACGGCAGCGCGTTCTTCTCCTCGTAAGCGCCCCAATACGGCCCCGATCCCGCGCCGTCCAAGCGCCACTGGCCGCCGCTATTGCAAAGGCGCAGATACAGTTCTTCGGGCACGTTCTCCACCAGGCGTTCGCCAACCGAGCAGCTACGCCCGGTAGCCTTCGGGTAATAGACGCTGGCCGTGGCGCGGCCGTTCTCGTCCACCGGGTAGACGTAATCGCCGATCCACACCACCCGCGTACCGTGCGAATTGTAGGGCTTGGCCGCGGTGCCATCCATGGCGCGGATGGGCTTATGCCAGTCGATCTTGCTCATTGTCTTCTCCTTCCAAACACAGGGATATTCCATAGGCCACTCGACAGCGTAGTGGTCTATTAGACCGTAACCATTAATCGACACCATTATTGCGTCTCTCCCTTTTCAGGGCGTTGGTTGCCGATCGCGATAGCGAAGTGGACCACCAGGCCGCGGGCGGAAGCGAATTCCTCCACTTCCCGCAGCTTGGCCAAGGCATCATCGAAGCTGGCCGAAGGTACGTGCGAGCGCGTCACGACCAGTTCGAGCTTGAAGTCATACGTCATCTAGACAGGCACCTTGACGTAGACAACTTTCCACTTCGGGCCGTCGTAGTGTCTGTGAAGGCGGCGCTGTTCTGCCTCCGTATCCGGCTGCTGGCCGTTATGGTAAGAAACGAACCAACCGCAATTGTCGCCTGTATTCAGAAGGACGAGCGTATCCTTCGGTTCGGGCACGTTCTCGATCCGCAAACCGCCGTCGCCCTTCCAGCTATCGGTCTTCTGGACTACGCCCATTTCATCGACAACGAAGATGCTGCCATCCTCGTCACGAACGAGCGTCAATCCCTCCTTGAGCGTTTCGACCCCGCACACAATCTTCCCAACAAGACGAAGGGGCTTGCTGAAGTCCAACATCATTGACCTCCACCTATGAAACTTGACCCCTCAAGTATAAGCCGTTATCTCTAGTGGCCGCAAGGGGTATCTTTCTGCTATGCTTGAGGGCAAGGAACTCGATCGCGCCCTGACGTTGCGTCAGGCGGCCAGGGTTGCAGGCGTCGATTACAGTACCATCAAGCGCTGGATCGCCAGCGGGCATCTTTATATTCTGCCGAAATGGGGGCGCGAACGTGGTGACAGAGTTTTACTCTCCGAAGTGCGGGATTGTATGGCGGGCCGATGGGCGAAAACCCGGTCTAGGCGCCTTAAATGCCCTCAAGACAGGGTATGGTATGTTCGCCAGATCGATCGTACCCGTTTCCGTCGCCTTCTCGAAACCCCGGAAGAGCGGGAAAAGCGCCTCGCCTGGCAAAGAACTTATCAGCGTGAATACGAACGCGAAAAACGGAGACGCAAACTAAGTGCTTGAACGCGCATTGGCTTGGGCCGCCCAGGGTTGGCCCGTCTTCCCTTGTAATGAAGATGGCACGCCGGCCGTAAAGGGCTGGCAACAGGAGGCTACCACAGACCCCGACAAGATCAGGGGATGGTTTTGGGACGGTAGAGTGGCATGCGTACCCGGCCTGGCCGGTTGTTTCGTGATCGACGTGGACGTGAAAAACGGCAAGGACGGGGAAGCATCCCTGGCCAGATTGGAGGCAGAACATGACTTCGAAGCGTGGAACTACCCGCAGCAAGAAACGCCTTCGGGCGGGCGCCATCTATTTCTACGGGGGGAAGCACCCTCATCCGTTCAAAGTCTGTTCGGTGAAGGTCTGGATACCAGAGGAGGAACTAGCGCAGGAGGGCTTGGATTTATCTATGCCTATGGCGATGATCCACCCTGCGACGCAGTTTCTTGTCCACCCGGACCCGAAAGTTTCCGCCGATTACTGGAAAAAACAGACCGCAGAATTTCAGAAGAACGCGAAACGCCGCGGGTAGAACTCGACCAGCCGGCCAATATAGAGCGCGCGCTCAGTTTCGTGCGCAACCTGCCCTCGCCGGGGGAAGGCGAGCGTAACCATACCGTGTTCAAGACGGTTTGCACGATGAAGGACCTTGGCCTGTCCATGGCCAAGGTATTCGAGATATTGGAGGATCACCCGTCCGTCACGGGTACGCCCCCCTTGTGCGAAGAGAATGTGGAGGAATTCAATGCTACCGTTCGGTCGGCCTACAAGAACGGCCAGTTGCAGCCCGGCATCCACGCCATTGACGAAGAAGAGCGCAACAAGGCCGCCGAAGGCTTCCACGTTGCGGAGGCAGAAGGACAGGATGCGTCGCGAGGCGTTGCAGGCAATCGACGCCGCTTTACGCGCTGGGCCGAAGAGCGGGACCGCCCGCCGCCGCCCTGGCTGATCCGCGGTATCCTGCCCAAGGTGGCGCTGGCGGGCATGTACGCTCCCGGTGGGCACTACAAGTCGTTTATCGGGCTGGATATGCTCCTGGCGATCGCGTCCGGGGCCTCGGAGTGGGGTGGCCAGAAGATCAGCGACCCCGGCGCCCCGGTGGTCTACGTGGCCGGCGAGGGCAGCGCGGCACCGCGTATCCGGGCATGGGAAACCGTGCGTGGCTTGAGCGGGAATGTCGGTGACAATTTTGTCACATACCATGGCCTCGATATCATGGACGATGGGCAATTGGCGGGTTTCCGGGATGACCTGGAAAGCCTGCACAAGCTGTGGGGCCGCGGGCCGGCGATTATCGGTTTCGATACGCTGGCGAGGGCAGCGCCCGGCCAGGACGAGAACTCGGCCAAGGACATGGGGCTGTTCGTCCAGAAGGTAGACGCGCTCAAGGCGTGGGCAAACACCTGTATCCTGTTGGTCCACCACACCCCGAAGGCGAGTAACGAGTGGCGCGGTTCGTCGGCCGTGTGGAACGCGCTGGACGTGGGTTTGGAGGTGCGCAAGAAGGGCACCAACCACGCCACCCTGCGGCTGTCGCGCACCAAGGACGGGCCGGAGGGCAAGGCATGGAAGATCGCGCTCAAGGGGGTGGAAACCGGCAAGGCGATCGACGGCGAGGCGGAAACGTCGCTGGTGGTGGAGCATATCGAACCGGCCACCAAGACGGATAGCACGGCAAATGCAGAAGCGGTGCGGATCGAGAACCAGGCGCGCATGCGGGATATCAGCGTGAACGAACTGCGGGCCGAAATCGCCACGGCCATCCTTGAGGCCACGGCGCCGGAGTACGAAATCGGCTATGGCGAATTGCTGAACCAGATGCAGGCCGGAAATCCCAAGGCAAATCGTTCGGCCACGAGTGAGTGGCTGCGTTCGGTGGTCCGAAAAGGGGAGGTTCAGGCCGATCACCCCCTGGCGAAATTTGTGTGTAGTTTCAAGCCCTTAACCTTTAGACGGGTTGAGGGCTAAAACAGGGTTGGCGAAGGCGGCCGATTTGGAGACTAACCCGTTGAAATACAACGGGTTTTTCTTTGCCCTGAAGAATAAGGCAAAAAGTGCCTCAATTTGGAATTCGGAGTTAAGTGCTTGATATATAATGGGAAAAATCCGTAATACCCTATACTCCCTTATACCACCCCCCTTCTATAGAAGGGGGTGTGTTAAGGGTATAGGGGTAGAGAGTAAGATATAGATGTTCGAAGAGAAGATCAGCGGAACACAGATAACCCGTATGCACTGGCCGTAAACGGTTATGGGGGTTTATTGCGTTTGCGGGGGCGGTGGCCTATAGTCGGTTCATGAGCAATGTGGTTTCGATCGAGAAGGTGCGTGACGATCTCAGGGCCGGCAGGTATCGCAAGGTGTTTTCCAGCCTGCGGGCAATGAGGCGCCTTTTGGAGCAAACGACGATAGAGGCGTATGAGGGGCAGCGTCCTATGCGGGACGTGGTGGCGATGGCGCAGTCGGTCAAAGCCATGGCCGAGATTTTCGTGGCGGAAAAGACGCTCATGGCCGCGGGAATGGATATCGAGGAAGCCAACCACGCCCTTGGCGATAACGGCGGCATGCCGGAGCTTACCCCCCGCAGCCACGTCACGCGCACCAGGAGCTTCAAGAAGGGCACCGGGGCCAGAGGGACGCCGGTTGACGAGTATCGCGTCGTCGAGGAGGGCGCCGCATCGGACGGCCGGGACCTGGCTGAGGTCGCTGACGACATGGAAGGCGAGTTTTAGCGACCTCGAGCTCGAGCTCGAGCTCGACCTCGAGAAATCGTCAGCTTGTGGATAAATAGTTGTTGCGTCCCTTAACGGGGCGTGGTCCTATGCGTCTCGGAAGGTTGGCAAGCGGGGCTTTCCCGCCAGAAAAACAAGCCTTCTAGTATAGCACGATTGAAAGGACCTTGAACAATGATCACCCGCCTTTATCGCGAGGAAAGCTCGCGCCCCAAATGCAACGCACAACAGAACCTGGCCGGACGCAGCCACTACGTAGACGACGATACGCTGCGGTTTCACAAAAGCCGCGTATTGGAGTGCAAGATCGTAGACAACGGGCTATTGCTGGCGATTATCACCAGTGATGCCATGGATTACCAGAATACCAAGCGCGGTTTCCGCTATGTCATCTTCAACGTGTTTGGCAAGTGTATTGCCCGGCCGGACATTGACGATAGCTTCCGCACTCGCAAAGCCGCTGAAAAAGCTATGTGGGCCAAACTGGGAGAGATTGACGCCAGGGCGGTTACACTGGCCGCTATCGCGGAACAGAAGGGATGGTTGACGCAGGAATTGGAGCGTTTGCAAGATCAAGTAGCCAAGATGGGGGATTGAGTATGGCATACACGATATCAGACTTTCGCCGCGACATGCGCAACGGCCCGTGGGCATGGCCGGGAGGCTACCCGTGTTATTTCGTCATGTCCGATGGCGAGGCAATGAGCTTTGACGCGGCACGCGAGAATTGCCGCTTGATACTTGAGGCTATCCGCGATGAAGACGAACGCGGGCGCCCGTATAGCAGCGGCTGGCGCGTTATTGGCGTGGATGCCAATTGGGAAGACGAGGACTTGCGTTGCTGCCATTCCGGCGAGCGTATCCCATCGGCATACGGAGAGGACTAGACCATGGTTGCGATTGAAGATTTTGATGCTGAACCGATGGCCAAGTTTCTGGCGCGATACTCGCCGATGGGCGCCATGCCGGTTGACGTGGCAATTGCCTTGCAAGATGCTAACCAACGTCGCCCCGGCATATTGACGCCGCGCGCTGACCAGGATGAGGCAGAATAGATCATGCAATATCGAGTGACCAACGTTAAGACAAAGAATGGTAAGGGCACGTTCGCGCTTGTCGATAAGATCGACGGATTGAGTTATCGTAGCGTAGGGGTAACGCGAACGTTTTGGACGGCGAGCCAAGCGTATCGAGCGCGCGTTGCCGGTCGCAATATGGCTACACGTCACTATAAAAAGAACATGACGGTGCTAACCGGCCCGTTAGTGATCAATGACGAGTAGAATGAAGCCCCGGCATGTCATTGAAGGCCGGGAAGCCCTGGCCACGATCGCAGCCATAGCCTTAGGCGTCATGCTTTTAGGCTGGATCATGTGAAACAGAGGAGACAGGTTATGTATTACGCATACAAATATCACCGTGAGAGCGCCGGCGACTATCAGGTTTGGCTGTACTCCAAATTGACCGGAGATAGGAAACAATTTGTCGTCAGCTTCAACACTAGGCGCGGCGCCGCACGTTATTGCGCGGATAAGAACCGCTAAATATCTGGATCATGTGAAACAGAGGGGCCGGTTTATCCGGCCTTTCTTTTTGCTTGCGGTGTGGATAACTTTTGCCTAACATCACCAAATCAACAGAGGGAAACGCGCTATGACCTACCGCATTATTTATGAATATGCCTACACGGGCGGCATTGCTAACCACGGCATTGACTTTGCGGCGTATGAACGGGGCTTGATGGCGCGTCGCGTCGCGGAGTGGTGTGGCGTTAGCCTTATCTGACATTCTGACTAGGCGCGCTGCGGTGCGCCTAGAATTGAGTGCCAGCGTAACAACAGAGGGAAACACAGCAATGCCTGAATTTGTATTGGATCACGGCACGCGGGAAGCGGCCGTAAGGTTCGCCAAGCTCGATAGCTTCACACAGGGATATATTGAAGCCATGTTCTTCACAGAGACAGGAACGGGCGACGACGGCGACTTGGAGAATGCCACGGTCGCAGAGCTTGCGGATATCGCCATGGCGGCAATTGTCCGCGATTGTGAGGCATGGCAAGCGGATAACGCGGCGCTGCTGGCGCGAGCGTATGAGCGGGATTACGACGCAGAACAAGCCGGCCGAGATTATTGGCTCACGCGCAATGGCCACGGCGTCGGTTTTTGGGACCGTGACGCACTGACGACTGACGATTTGGGCAAGCTATTGTCCGCCGCGTGCCGCTATAGCCCGGTGGGCTTGTATCGCGGCGACGACGGGCAATTATACTGCGAGTGAATGGGAGAGTGACAATGGCGCGTATCAGCTTCAAGGCGAAGATCGAGCCGGTTTACAACGCGGATGAAACGCTGGCCTACCAGGTCATTCGTGTCCCGGTTCTAGAGCGTAGGCATTGCGACATGCATGCCTTTCGCCAGCATCCCAAATATGGGCCATACGCTAACAGCGACCTGTTCCCCGGCATTTTGAGCCGCATTCGTAAGGATAGGTTGGTTGGGCAGTATGGTAACACTATCCGCATGGATCGTTTGCCCGCTGGCGTGAGCGTTGACACTTCTGGCTTCCTGGTTGTTGTGAGCTTGGACGCTTAGGTTAACAATGTTCAGTTTGATTGAGACAACATAAGGATATCTTTATATGAGCAACACAGGACATGACGACGTGAAAGCCCAGCAACGGGATGGTTCAAGCCCCCTGGTTGGCTTGGTCATGGGGTCCAAAGGCCCGTTCCACGAATTGATCGAAGCGATTGAGCTTGAGGCAAACTATCAACAGGCAGAGATAGACTGGTTGAATTACCTGGACGACCAGTCTCGATAGCCCCTCAAGCCCCCGCAATACAGTCAAAGCCCGGTTTTCCGGGCTTTTTCTTTGCCTGCCAACAGCTTACGCCCTGGCCGGCTCAACATCGTATAACATGTATTATGGAACATCTGCCCCCTTAGGGGGTTAGGTTGGGCAACGCATTGATACGTTATAACGTACCACGGGCAGGGCTGGGCGCCCCCTCCTGAATTTGGCCGTTCGAGACCCCCATACCCCCGCGCCACAATGGGTCCCCGGCGGGCGCCCTAAGCCGACGGCAAATATTTGGTGTGATTTTGAATTCAGAAAATGGTTTCCGGTAATGAACCAACTGTCAGAAATATTTTTAATATTATAAAATTTCGCAGAACGCCAAAACCGGCCCCGTGCTTCCCCTTGGGCGCCGCGCCATGCTACAATGGATGAATGCCCAAGGTTGCTTTCGAAATGCCTACCCGTATCGTGCGTATCCGTTGGGAAGACGCGGCCAGCTACGACGAGGGCGGTTGGATTTCGTGGAACAAGGTGCAGAAATCCGCCCCGACCATGATCCAGTCGATCGGCTTCGTGGCCAAGGAGACGGAGAAGTATATCGTGCTGGTGGCCTCCATCTGCGAGGACGAGGGATCATCGGGCGGCGACGTTACCATTCCCAAGACGTATATCGTGGAAATCGAGGAGTTGAAATAGTGGACCAGGACGCGAAAGACCTTCTGACCCGCATCGCGGTCGCGCTGGAAAAGCTCGCGGCCAAGCCTGTCCCCCTTCCAAACGGCTGGGTATGGTGCGAGACGGCGCACGAATGGAAGCAACTCGGCGAATATGAGACGGGTCGCAACGCCTAGTGTCGATCATTGCCAAGGTGCAGGCGATCGTCAAGGCGAGCCAGCACAATCGTAGAGTAGAACTACCCGACGATATCCGCGAGTTGTCGCGCTTCATTCCGCGCCCGCTGCAACGCGACATGCGCCGCCGGATGAAGCGTTTTAACTCATGGGTAGTGCATCGCCGTTTCGGTAAATCGGTCCTGGCCGTCAACACTCTTGGAGAAAAGGCGATTGAATGTCCCTTTCCAAACGGTCGTTATGCGTACCTGGCGCCCACCTACGATATGGCGAGGAACATTGCCTGGACCTACCTGAAAGATTTTGCCGATACGATCCCGACTGCGGAGAAGATGGAGAGCAAGCTAACAATCGAGCTTCCGACGAGGCTTGGCGGCAGAGCGCAGATATCGCTGTATGGGACCGATACCCCCAAACAGCGCCTCCGTGGTATGTATCTCGACGGCGTGGTGTTTGACGAGTGGGCGCAGATACCGCCGCATGTGTGGACACAGCAGGTTCGCCCGATGTTGTCGGACGTAAACCGCAACGGATACGACGAGTTGATGGAGGAGAACCAGTGGGCGATCTTCATGACCACGCCCTTCGGACGCAACCATGCCTACCACATGCACGCGCGGGCGGAACTGTGGGCCAAGGGCCTGGGCGCCAAGATGGGCGGTTCCGACATTGACGCGGCCGGCGGTGACGACGATCTTGTATTCCGCGACGATTGGGCGGCCGAGTTGTGGAAGGCCAGTCAGACGGGTGTGCTGAACGCGAACGAGCTTCGCCTTGCCAAGATGGACATGAACGATGACGACGCATATGAGCAAGAGTACGAGTGCAGTTGGGACGCCGCCGTCAAGGGTGCCATCTACGCAAAGCAATTGGCGGAACTTCGTGATCGCGGAAGAATTACTAGCGTCGGTTATAACCCTCTCCTTCCTGTCCATACCGGGTGGGATTTGGGCTTTGATGACTGTACCGCTATATGGTTCGTCCAATGCGTTGCGAACGAAGTCCGGGTGATCGACTATTACGAGGCCAGTGGCGCGGACCTGGCCCACTACGCGGACGTATTGGAAAAGAAGGGCTACGGTTATGGACGGCACTACCTCCCCCACGACGTCGAAGTCACCGAACTCGGAAGCGGCAAGTCCCGATCCTCGATCCTCCGTGCCCTTGGCGTTCGCGGCGTCACTGTTCCGCGCGCCAACGTGGAGGACGGCATTGCAGCGGTACGAACGCTATTGCCGCGATGCGTCTTTGACGCCAGCGCAACGCAGGATGGCCTTGACCGTGTGGCTCTATATCATCGCGAATATGATGAACGACAGCAAATCTTCAGACAAAAGCCCAAGCATGACTGGACTTCGCACAGTGCTGATGCACTGAGAACCCTGGCCATGGGGCTGAAGCGCTTTGCCCCGGAAGCCGGCGACGATTTTTCCAACAGGAGGACCGCGGAATTATGAGTTTATATTTTTGGTTAGGGGCGGAAGCGGATAAAATTCCGTCGCTTACTCATTTTGAGTTTACTTGGAACATCATTTGCAACCGCTACTGGCCTCAATGAAGTTCCGTGACGCCAGTGGTTCCGAGTTGCTTGTAGCGCATTGCCTGTGGGCCAACAATCTGTGGATTGCCCTGAAGAATGTTCGTATAGTAGACGATTACTTTGGCCAGGAGTATGTAGATGAGCTTGTCGAACAATACGGTTTTGCCCGTCCAACTGGACCTGTTCATTCCGGAAGACCGGCTTTTGTTTCCGATCCCGCATCTGCGCACGGGTTCATTTTCTGTCCGGGAAGCGCGGGCGTGGCTCAAATCGTACATGAAATCGGGCACGCGGTTCATGATCGACTATACCCCGCCAGCCGGGAATGGGGGCACGAACAGTGCGAAGCCTTCGCCCTCCTGGCTGACGTGAACGCTGGCCGATGGAGAACGCTAGAACCGGACGAGCGGGCGTCCTTCAATACGCATATCCGCGCGTGCCGCAACAACCCCGGATACGAACGCGCCTTGCGCTGGGCCTTCTCCCTGCGTAGACTGCCGCTGAAGGAGCAAATGGATGCCATCGCCAGAGGTTAAGGTAAAGCCGCGTCGCATCAAGTACCACTCCTCGACGCAGAAGGGCGCCGGGGCCAGCTTCAGGGACGATACCGACAACCCTCTGTCGCAGAACTTCATATCCCCGGACGATCGCGGGGAGCGGGGCAAGGCGCGCTGGTGGGCCTTGCACGGCAAGAAGTTTGCCCGCCGGGATACCGTTGAATTCGACGGGTAATCCGGGTAGTATCCCCCTATGAACATCTTGTACGACCCTAAAACCGTGTCCAATGTCTTTCGCATGGACGATGGCACGCGCGCCAGTACGAAAGGCCAGCGGTTAGCGGAGGCCGGAGACACCTGGCGCGGGGCGGACGGGACGGAGCGCGAAAGCGGAGGGTATGTTCACTCGCCCAACCCAGCTAAGTTCAAGGGCTACCCCCACGCAGACATAGACGAACAGGGCCGCCGGGAGATAAACGGGGTCCGCGATAAGTGGTACATTAGCGACGAAAATCCCAAGGGCGAAAAGGCGCTTCCGGGAGATAGCGGAAAGAATGGCCGGCGCAAGGAATGGGTAAGGGATATCAAGCCCCTGTCGTAGTTGAACTACTTTCCCCGCCGTGCTATGGTTCAGCCATGCGGGCGCACTACGACGTAATTTCTCCTATCATCCGTTTGTTTGGCGGCGGCGAAAAGTCCTCGCCGCAATATTTCAACACCGGCCCCTCGGCTGCGGATACGCGCGCCAAGGAACTTCAGGCGGCCGACGAGGCCAAGCGCAAGAGCCTGGCCGATAGCGCCAACCGCACCGGCGCCGCCTCCTCGCTCATCACCGCCGCGGATAGCGGCTCCGACTTCGGCGGCCTCAAGACCCGCAAAACTCTCCTTGGGGGCGCATAATGGCTTACGCAGTAGCAGGCAACGTCAACACCGTTGAAGTCGCCGTCTCGGCGCAGAACACCTTTACCGAATGGGTGCGCCTTAGCGCGCACAACAAGGTAAACGCCTTTACCGCCTCCCTGGCCGACGACAGCACCACGCTTTCCGTGGTTTGGGTGGTGCAGGCCCGCCGCATCAAGTCGGATGGCACGGCCGGCAACACCATGGACATTTATACGTCCCCGGGGGCGTCCAACGGCGGTATGCAGACGGCGCAGTACGCCGGTACGTGGGAATTCCGCGTAGGTGTCAAGACCGGCGGGTATACGGCCGGGACCGGCGTAGCCGCGATTAGCTGGTAGGGCAATGGCCCTTCAGTCCAATGTCTTGAGCCCGCCGTTCGGCTACCCGGTCGATGGGTTGCCGTTTTCGTCCGGTCAATACTACGGCCTGTTCGGCGGTTCGTCTACCGCTACCATCATCGCGGCGGTGGACCGTATTTACTTCCGGCCCTTCATCCTGGCCAGTGCCATTACGGCGGACCGCCTGGCCGCCCGTGTTACGACGGGGCAGGCTACGTCGGCGGTCAAAGGCGCGGTCTACGGCACCGGGCGCACCAACACGGGATTGTACCGCCCCCTGAGCGCCCCGCTGGGCGCGGATAACACGGGGGTCGCCACGACGACCAGCAACGCCAATGCCGACTGCGTAGTGTCCGTTGGCCTGCGCCCGTGGACGCTTTACTGGTACGGCCTCAAGTTTACGACCGGCGGAACGCTCCCGACATGCGTAAGCACGCTTACGACTTCGCGCGACGCGGAGCCGTATGTCGGCCGCACCATGCCGGCCAGCGCAACCGGGTCGGGCGCCCTGACCGGAATTTATTACGATCAGGCTTATGCTACTGCCTTCCCCACTTTTGACGGCTCGGAAACTTTCACTGAAATAGCGGCAGCGGCCTTGCCGGTTGCGTGGCTGAGGGCAGTGTAATGACGGATAACAACGTACTCGCCCCGGCCATCATCCCCTCGATCCAACGCATTGTTAATCCGGGCGAGGCGATCACCTTCACCGCACGAGCGAACGGTAGCAGCGACCCGGCCGGCATCCGCGACGCACTGGACCGCGCCCGCCATTGGGTGTTTGCGCGCGGCTCGTCGCTGACCATCAACGGGCTTGAAGGCCAGTTTACGGAAACGTCCCCCATCGTCGTGGATCAGGACAACGCCTCGCATATCATCCTCGCGGGCACGTCGATCACCATGGCCTCGTCCGGCGGCGCCGTTCAGGTGGCCAGCATTACCAAGATCGCCACTCTGAAGTACGATGTTGTCCTGCAATGGTTCACTTCGGGCCTGACTTCCGGCGTCATCGTCGGTAACTTCATCAAGATCAGGGCTTACGCCGCCAGTACGACCGGAAGCGGCGCCCTTCGCGTGCGCGACCTGTCCGGTATCTGGCCGATTACTGTCGTCAATAGCGCGTCCAAACTCGTCACGATCCGCGTAAACCTGGTCAAGGACTTGGACGCGCTGGACACGATCACCATTGCGCTAACCAATATCCGCGTTATCCGCACGGTACTGCAAGGGTCTTTCACCTACAACGCGACCCGCCAAGGGTTGTTTGACGTTCATAGCGGCATCCAGTTGAGCGGCATGTGTCTGTACGGTGGCAAGACTGACACCGGAACGCCGTCTACAGGCGGCCCCACGGCGGATGGCGTGGCGGACACCGCGGGTGTTGTCATCCGCGAGAACGCCTTTTTCCGCGCGCTGGACCACGTAGGCTCTTACGGGTGGGACTACGGCGTCAGCAACGAGGGCGGTGAAATGTACGCCAACGACTTTGCCGCGTGTTTCAACGCCAACAACGCTTTCTACGGACAGTTTGGAGCCGTGTTCAAGTGTTTTTACGCGACGGCTTCCGGGTCCAATGTCGGGTGCGCCATGTTCAGCGGTAGCTTGTTCACTGGTACTAACGCGGTATTCGCGGGGAACACTACGAACGCGCGATCCGGGGATAGCTCCAATATCGCCTTGGACGATGACGCATGGATTTCGGCCGGTGTCGTTGGCTTCAATGTGGCCGATAACGGCGTAATCACCGCGGCGGGTGCCGACCTTACGACCACCGCCGGCATCGCCATGGGCAACACGACGCTTCATACGGTAACGCGCTACGGCCGGGTAATGTACGACGACGCGGGTACGCCCGTGAACGCGACCAGTTAAAGGGAACACCTTGGCCAAAGACGTAATCGCTGAAACGATTATCTCGCGGGAGAAGGACCGCCGGGCCAAGCGTGCGACGTGGGAAGCCCTTTGGCAGTCGATCGCGCGGTACTGCCTGCCCAATTCTGCATCCTTCATGGAGCAGGTGACGCCCGGCCAGGAGCGCATGCGCTGGATTTTGGACAGCACGGCGCCGCGCTCACTGGAAATGTTCGCATCCTTCCTGCATACGCTGTTGAACAACCCGGCGTCGGAATGGGTACGCCTGGGCGTGGAAGGCGAGCCGGAGCTTAACCTTTCGGCCACGGTGCGCGCGTACCTTGAGTTTTGCCAGAAGCGCATCATGAACGCGCTTACCTCGCCGTCCGCCGATATCTATTCGCAGCTTCACCAGGTCTATCTCGACCTGGGCGCGTTCGGCACCGCGGTCCTTTTCGAGGACGTGGTGAAGGGCCAGCTTCGTTGCCGCGTCTATCACCTTGACGATTGCGTGATCGACGAGGGCGAAGACGAGACGATCGACAGCATGATCCGCCGTCGTATGCAGACGAAGCGCGCGGCGATCCAGCGCTTCAGCAAGGAAAAGCTGGGCCGGTCTTTCGAGAACCTGTCTGACGAAAACCTCGGCAAGGAAGATCGCTACTTCCATGCTGTTTTCCCCGCTACCGACCCTCTGGCCGAAAAGCTGCCCAAGCGTCAGTTGATGAAGGGCGCGGCTTTCTACTCTTGCTGGATTTTGGACGGCGAGGAAAAGAAGGTTTTGGAATACGGCTCCTACGAGGAGTTCCCGTACTTCTGCCCCCGCTGGTACAAGTCCCGCGGCGAGATTTACGGGCGCAGCCAGGCCATGACCGCCATGCCGGATATCCGCATGGTGAACCGCATGTCCGACACGATCCTTCGCGGTGCGGAAAAGATCGTGGACCCGCCGCTGGTCATCCCCGATGGTTCGCTGGTTTCTCCGGTGCGCCTGCACGCGGGCGGTATGACCTTCGTGGAAGGCAACGCCGAAATCAAGACGCTGATCCCGCCCGGCACGTCGCGTATCGAGACGGGCAACGAACTTCTGGTCGCCCGCCAGCAGGCCATCAAGGAAGCCTTCTTCACGCCGCTGTTCGTCACCCCGGACAGCCCGGTCAAGACGGCGACGCAGGTTCTACAGGAAGTGGACGAGCGCAATCGCGCCCTGTCTCCCATGCTCGTCCGCGCACAGACGGAGTTGTTCTCCAAGCTGGTCACGCGCACCTTCAACATCCTTGAGCGCAGCGG